TTTTCAGCATAGCAACCTGCTGAGCATTACTTAGTTCTTGCCCAGTAATAGCTGCTCTAACTTGTAGGTTAGCCAATGCTGTTTGTTGAGTAGCGTTAAGATTAGCTACATCAATTTGTACATTCTGTGCAGACTTTTGTAAATTTGCTTGTTGCTGGTTACTAAGATTAATATTATTTACCTCAGCATATTTAGCTGCGTTAGTAATAGAAACCTGCGTTGCTACATCCAAATTTTTAGACTGAACAGCCGCAGCAAACTGTGCATTAGCTAGCACTACTGCTTGTTGATTAGATAAGTTTTGAGACTGTAAACTAAAAGAATTAGAACTGTTCTGCAAAGCAGCTTGCTGTCTAGCATTTAAATTGGCTAGCTCCATATTTTGCATAGCAGCAGCATTAGCCAAAGCAACTTGTTGTTGATTTGCTAAATTAGCCATTCCCATTTGAGCATATGTAGCTGCATCTTTTTCTGCTATAGGCATAGCAGATTCCATACATGCTTGAATTATTGCGGCAGAGGCTAATGAACTAGAGCCTAATCCTCTAGCAGCCATAGCAGCGTTGGCTTGCCTCAATGCTCCAGCCGCCCATGCTGGTGTTCCATCATTAAACTGCTTCATCAAAGAAGCCATTTGGCCTTGTATTGTAGAAGCAACTTCTACAACACCTTGCTGAGGCGTAGCCAACATTTGACTAAACGACCCTTGCTGTGCCACCGCAACAGCCGCAGAATTTAATTTATCATTGTTTGCAGCAATAGCAGTAATTGCTTGTTTGATTTGTAAGTCGTTTACATTTACTACTTCTTGTTGTTGTACAGTGCGTTGTGCAGCTTCAACAGTAGAAGGGGCAATAGCTTTAGCTGCTTCAGCTTGAGGAATTTCACCTGCCTTAGCTGCTTCTTCTACCTTAGTAGGCGTGAGTGTTGCTGTTTGTGTAGGGGTTAAATTATATTCAGTAACTGCCGTAGCTTGAGGAGCAGGGCCAGCAAATTTAGCAGCAGTAGCTGTTACAGTGTTAACACCTTGAGCAGCTTCAGCAGCTTTAGGCGCACCCACATCAGCTATAGTGGCTGCTTTAGCTTTTTGTTCTGGTGTTAAAGTAAGATCTGTAATTGGTGTAACAGTGGCTGCTGTTCCTTGAGCACCCGTTGCTTTAGACGCTTCAGATATAGTTCCAGTTTGTGCTTCTATTGAAGCAGGCTTTGCACCTACCGCTGCTGCTTGTGCTTTTTGTGCTGTTTCCAATTCGGACTGAGAAGTAGATGCAGTGATATCTTTTGTTCCTACAGCAGTAGGAATAGAAGCTGTTGAAGCAGTCCCAATTTTAGTTACAGTTGCATCAGCAGGGTTTGCTTGGGTAGATGCCGTTCCCCCTGCACCTACAGTGCTTGTTTGCGCTGCTGTATAGCCGGGTGTTCCTCCCATAACAGGAGCACCAGTTGCACTAGTTGTTACAATGTTTGGTGTTGTTGTTGCCCCACCAGAAGTACCCATCAAAGCAGCAATCCTGTTTGATGCAACACCATAATTAGTCGCCGCACCTGCTGCAATCTGTGCATCAGTAAATCCCTGTGCTCTAGAAGCGGCAATTGCGTCTTTAATTTGCTGATCGGTATATGATGTACCACCACCACCACCACCACCAACAGCCGTATCACTAACAACGCCTCCAACAGCATAGTGGCGCTTCTTAACCATGCCACCCTTAGCCATGCGCTCAGCAAGCTTAGCTGTTACGTTAGAATATTTAGCAGCATCAGAGGGGGTTGATGCCAAATAGTCATCAAACATATCCATAGGGCCGTTGTAACCCATCTTACGAGCTACAATTTCTCTTTGCTGTGCTGTGAAATTTTCTTTCATTTCTTGATTGCCTTATACAAATAGTTTAGATTCAGCGGTGCGGCGCTTTACTAGTCCCGGCAATACTTTTCCATTGCCTTTATTCCACAGCATCAGTTGTTCTTTAGCTGCTTCCCAATCTTGCTCATTTATCTTACGCTTAAGGGTGCTAGTTTGGAGTCTACCAATCCCAAGGTTATAGCAGAAATCTACTATGGCGTTACATTTATATTCATCTGTTAGTAACACCGGGCAATGCCGCAATACTCCCGGAAGAAATGTATGTTCTAACTCTCTCATCAACAAAGCATAAGCCTCTGGCTCTGTGATAGTAGGGTCAGTTAATGTAACCTTCCCACCATCAGAGTAATAGGTGCTGCCGTAGCCTATCGTTGGAATTCCAGCAGGGCATAGGTAAACCTTGCTGGAAAAGCCCTCGAATTGCTTACACAAATTGGCAGCAATGCTTAGATTCATAGACCACGCTTAGACAGGGTACGATCAAGGAACCAATAGTTAAGAGTACCGCTAACCAGTGCAGCAAAATCTCCACTCATCATAAGCTTAAATACAACATCGGGAGCAGCACCAGTAACCCATGCGTTCCATGCAAACCAGATGTGAACAAAACTCCACAGAGCCAAGATCCAATAGGTTACGATAGGACGAACAGAAGCGGACAAGCTAGCTACCCAGCCACCTGCTGCTTTAACCATCGCTGTCTGCTGCTCAATAGCGCTATTGAAAGCGTTCATTACACCAGCGTCCACTGTTGCCTCACGCACTGCACCAATCTCTGCCAGTTTTTGCTGACCACGCAGAGTTTCCAGCGAGCATTGTTGTTCGAACATCAGACGCTCGTGTATACGCTCGTCTTTCTTATCCAGCCACTTGAGCACTTCTGGGGCAAGCCTAAAGATACCCCCAAGCAAACTGCCTAGTACGCCACCACTTAAGATTTCAAACATATTATTTCAGATTCTTGAGTTTGTACAAGGTGCTGAGGAACAACGCCACGCTTTCGTCAATCAGATTCTGGATGGCTGTATCTTCACGATCAACAGCTTCATAACGCAGATTCTCAACATCATCTAACAAGGCTTGAAGTAAATCAACGGTAGACCCGCTGTAATTATTGGGAACAAAAGGAATCTCAATAACTTCATGGCGACCTTGATATGCTTCAGTGATGCTGTCAGCGGTTTCAACAATACCATCATAGAAAGTATTGAGGGCCATATGATCAGCAAAACTGCGTGTCTTCAGATGTTCTCTGTGGGCAATCTCTCTACTCAGAAACAATGTACCAATCAGTTGACCAATAGCGTTCCCAGAACCACCAGCACTAACACCACTATTATCACGCTTCACAATCAAACTTGTCATCACTGCCATATCAAACTCCTCTAGTAAAAACCATGTGCCATATCAGCGCTCCCAAGGGGATTATTGCTGCAACACCACCTATAAATAATAACACATTCATTATCAAATCGCCAAGAGCTTCTCTATCTTTTTGTTTCTTCTCAGCTAAAGCTCTCTCCATATCTGCTTTTTCCTTATGCATCCTAACCCTGTGTGCCATCATCTCTTCCCACACACTCTTGTTACCTGTCATAAAGAGCATACTCTTTAGCTCTTTCTCTGCCTCCCAAAGCTGCTTAGATTGCCAAGCTAGCTCTAATGCTTCCTTGTTTATTTGCTCGTCTGTCTTACCTATGTTGTGTACTCTAGCCTTATTGTTGGCTGTGTGTATCGCATCAGCGCTTTCATAGAAAGTAGAAAACTCTTTATATAAACTCTTTACATCCTTACCAAGTGCAACAGCCTTCTTGATATTCGCAACCACTGTCTGGGCTGTAGCAAACGCCACGCCTATAGAGATTGGGTCTATCACTTCTTTGTCTCATCGAGTTTCTTAACAACTATAGTCCAACGGCATATCTTCTTGTCATAGATAAATTCATTGACTCCGTATGTATCCTTTGGCTTTATGTCTCTGCATACTAAGACTAGGTAAGTCTCTGTATTAGGCCAAGGAATATCATACGAAGCTAACAGATGCTCCATCACTTGTCAGCTTTGTGATCCAGCTTATCTACTATCTTACTCAGCATCTCTTTGATATCTTTCAAGTCACTACGATAATCTTCACGCATGACAAACTCTCTGGGAAGCTCCTCACGAAGCTTAGCCAAATCATTCTTTAGTTCTTTCACAGCAGACCATATTTCTCTGGCAAACCAGCCAACTAATGAAAAAAGAACAGCAATGACAGAGTTAACGACATGTTGAAGATCATCCATTACACACCCATTTTTTTTCTAATTTCCGTAGCAGAAATTGCATGAATGGCAGCATCAAACACTTCTTGTTCAATCTTGTAGCCAACGTCTCTACCATATGTGATGTTCACTACGTTAGGTACAAGCTGAATCTCATACTGTCCTTGATACAAAGGATCAAGATCACGCCTGATCAAATCTTTGACTTGCTCAGCAGCAAACGGATTAGATCCGTTCCAGCCTTGGCAGTCTCTGATCTGAATAACCACTTGGCCTGTCTTGGCAATGGCTCTGTCAAACAAAGCACGATGCCCCGGATGCCACGGTTGCCAGCGTCCTAACATCTGTACTGTTTCTTTCTTCCAATCAAACACAGGGCGGCGGCGCTCATCAAGGATATGATTGCCAATAAACTCAGCCCACTTTTCACAGTCTTGTTCAGTAACTCTGAAGTCATACTGCTCAGGTGGAACAAAGGCTTTATTGGTATCATCAAAGCGGCCTTTGTCTATAGTGTCTACCCAGATAGTCCAGTCAGCTTTGAAGTTATTACGCATCTCAACCAATGGAGCTACGAAGTCACAGATGACATAGTCACTGTTAGACTTTAGAGCAAACTCAGCCATACGCAAAGACTGACGGATACGCCCTTCTTTGGAAAAGTCCCAATCATTGTAAGTCTTCCTTACGTCATCGGCATTGAACCACTGCACACTAGCTTTGTAGCTTGTGGGAATATAGTCTTGCATACGATAGGCTGGCATGTTCTTAACTGTTGAATTGTCCTCAAGATATTTCTTGAGTGCTTTAGCTAAGTATGTCTTGCCAGAACCGGGAAGACCCATGATTAGGATTTTTTTCATAGTAGTGCGTCTAATTGATCGTGAGTTGTACAAGCCTCAATTGTAGCTTGTTTTGTCACCATCGTCTGACGAGCTAGCTCAATGGCAGACACATCAAATGTTAGTGGATTGCTGGCTTGCTGGTTGACCACTTGTTGAAACGCAAACTGTGCGTTATATTTCATGCCAGTCTTACGATCATCTACTGCGATGTCGTAGCTGTCCCAAATGATCTGCACAGGGTCTGTGTTTAAATCATAGCGATGGGCCGTGTAGCCTTGGCGGTGTGGTGTGATAGTTGCACGAACTTCCACTGCATTGCGCCAGCCGTTGTTGCCAACTCCTTCAGTGGGTGGTGTATCCCACACATCCTTAACTTCACCATCTACTACCCGAACGTAATGTGTCATATAGACTCCTTGTTAAAAAA